GGCTCGGCACCATCAGGACGTCGCGCTTTGTCGCGATCAGGCTCCGGCGTGTCATCGATGATCTCGACCTCGAAGTCGTCATCATCTTCCATCTGTTCTGCTTGAGTATTCATGCGCGGCTATACCCCCGTGGGTCTTCGACGACAGCCTCTACGGTGTCATCATTGATGAGACGGAACTCCTTGCCCATCACCTTGAAGCGGGTGCCTGAGTAGGAACGGAAAATGACGAAGTCGCCCTCTTTGCACCAAGGGCCAGTGGGGAATCTGTTGGCGTCGGCATAGGCCTCGCTGCCAACCTTCAGGACATAGCCAATCAGGGACGCAGTCTCCTCTGCGTTCCGGCGCTCATCGGGGATAAAGACCCCGCCTTCGGTCTTCTGGCTTACCTCCGGGATCGCAATCAGAATGCGATAGCCCTTTGGCTCTGGGAGCTTGGCGCGAACATCGTCGCCAGCTATGGTCTTGTCGGTGTACATTTCTTCTCCAGCAGTGGTTTTAAGGCCCACCGTAGCCTGCTGCTCAGCCCGACAACGACACGCTAGATCATTTCACATCACGTTTCAAGGAACCTCTTCTCGACGTCCTTGATATCGTCCTCCACCTTCTGAAGGGCGGAGTACTCACCGACGGCGCGGCAATAGTCCTCGTATGACTTCGCACCGCCACCCGCGAGAAAAAGTTCAATTGAACGTTTCTGCTCTCCGGTGCGGTGCAGGAGGATTTCGACGAAGTCTCCGTTCATGACTGACCTCCGCCGGGATTGGTGGTGAGCTGCTTGGCGATATCGATGCCAAGGCGGATGCCCTCGTTCTTGTCGTTACGCTTGGCGTCCTCGATCTGAGATGCAACGCGGACACCGATACGGGCACCCTCGCGTCGATCCTCGGAGCGAATGCGCTCACGCTGAACGTCGATGTTCCCCTCCATCCGCGCAGCATCGAGTTCAAGCTTTGCTCGCTCGATCTCAAGCTTGCCCATGACCTCGGCCTCTTTGATCTCCAGCTCTTTCTGCTGCATCTGGGTGAGCGGGTCCTGAGCCTGCTTCTCGGCCTCTGCCTGCTGCGCCTCTGCCTGATTCTGCTGCATGAGCTTTTGAGCCGCCATCGCGACAAGGCGGGACAGCTCGACCTCGACGTCCTCTGGGAGCGGTGCATCCTCAGGCGGCAACTCGACACCGAGACGCTTCTCGATCTCCTTGCGGTACTGCATCGCAACATGCTCTGTGATGTGAGCCGCCATGGCCGACTGGATCGCAGAGGCAAACGGCGACTGACCGACCATCTGCTGAATCTTTGGGTCCTGCATCGCAGCCATGTGGGTCTGGATGTGAGCATCGTGGTCTTGGTACAGGAACGCCTTTACGGGCTCCTGCTTCAGCATGGCCATGTTCTCGCTCACTGGGTCCTTCGGCTTGATGTCACCCGGAAGCTTGATGATGTCGGCTGCGTCTTGGATGCCAAGAACCTCCAGCATGTTCCGGTGCAGCTTGCCCATGTCGTAGAGCTGTGGTGCCTGCTGAGACATCTGCAGTGCTGCTTGGTACTGCATGACACGCTGGGCCATGGTTGCCGCGTTGGGGTCAGAAACCGGGATGACATCGACGCGGTCGTCGAAGTCCTTTAGACGGCTGAAGTCGCCGTCTGGATCGTACTCGTACTTCTCATCCATGAAGTCCTTGACGATGCCAGCGATGAGGCGGAGCTCCTTGTGCATCGACGCGTGGACGCGAGCTTGAACGCCGGACATGACCTTCATGTTGCGCTCGAGGAGTGCAAGGGTCGTGCCGACTGGTGCCTGAGCGTTCATGTCGCTGATCTTCACATCCGCAACAGAACCGATGCGACGGCCCTCTTCGACGAGGTTTGCCAGAAGCTGGTACAGGACGCTCGATGGCTCCTTGTACGGCAGGAACGTGATGGAATCACGGATTGATCCGCTCGGCACATCGACATCACGGAACTCGCCCGGACGAAGCGGTGTGTTGTCACCCTTGATGCGGAGGCCGCGGGCCTTGAGACCTGCGGGCAGGTTGGCAAGGGTGCCAGCGTCAATGAGCTGACGCAGGATCGAGGTGGCTGACTTGGTGAGACCACCGATCAGGTGGATCAGGCCGATGCCATAGAACCCCATACCGGGCAGGTAGCAGTACGGCACGAAGTGCATGCGCTTCTGCTTGTCATCGTCATCCTCGTACCAGTTCTTGCGGATCGACAGGATGGTGCGGGAAGACTTGTCGATGGTGACGACGTAGGGACGTGCGATGTCATCGTCATCGTTGAACCCTTCTGGCATGACCATTTCTACATGCATCTCGAGGAGCATGTATCGGTCATCACCGTTGCTGGTATCCTCGACGCCCTGAAGAGTGTCGTACTTCTCTTGGATGTCGCTCTTCTCAAGGGACGGGTCAGGGAGCTCCACGTCGCGGTAGAAGCCGCTCGCCTGCAGCTTCATGATCTCGGTCTTGGTCTTCCGCATGACGTGCGTGTACCGCTCGCAGTCGGACAGGTTTGAGATGCCATACTGGACGACGAAGTCTTCTGCCGGGACGAACGTGGACTTCGGGACCCTGCGGACGGGGTCGTAGTGAACCTTTTTGAACGCGCTGCCAGCAAGAGACAGGCGGAACAGCATCTGCTCCGTCTCTTCGCGGTAGTCCTGCATGCGCTCGGTGATGAGGTAGTTCAGCTCATTCTCGACGCGAGTGGCCTGCTGGAACTTCTCGGTGGTCATCTTGCCGAGAATTTTGGTACGGGCTGGGCCAGACGCCGGGTAAATCTCACCCATGGCCTGCGCTTGGAAGTGGATCGCGGCCTCGGTCAGCATCGGGTGGAACACGCCAGAGGCACCTTCCCAAGGCTGGGTGCGGTCCTCGACCTTCATGCCGAGGAGGTCCAGACCCTTGACGTAGGCCATGGCCCAGTCATCTCGGGTGCGGAGGTCGGACATGAAGTCTCCGACAAGCTCGCTGCCCATGGACTCCAGATCAGACTCATCAATGAGCTCTGCAAGGTTGTCGCCGTGAGGAACCTCCTCGTACTCAGGCTCCACGGAGATCGACTCAAACTCAATGATCACACCGCCATCCTCTGTTGGTGTGACTGTTGAGGTTGACTCCTCAAACCCCTCAGCATCCTCGATGTCTTCCATCGGCTCTTCGGGCTCGATTTCGATCTCAAACGGGACGAGAGGCTTATCGACTGCCATGGTGTTTCCCCTGCAAGGTTTGCGGCACTATAGCAGAAAAGCACCGAGAGAAGGAAGAGTTGTGAGGGAGCGCCATGATGGATGATAAGCCGTAGCGCAGTCCGATCCTCGACCAATACAAAACCGATGGTTCCGTGCGCGCTCCCTCGTACTGAGACCATACGACTTAGGTGTTGGGTGTCAAGCCATGAGCGCGTTCAAAAGCGCGCAAATTTGACCTTGCGACCTCTTCTTCTTCGATAAGTGTTCTTCCGGCTCTACCACGGACACCGCCAGACTTGCCCATTGCTGAGTCGTATCTTGCCTGAAGCTTGGAATGCTGCTCGAGTATTTCCTTCGAGTGCTTCGGTTTGTCAGTAGTACTCCACAGGCTCCCGATGCCCGTCGTCGTCATCCCAGTCATCCGTGTCTACCCTGATCCAACCGCCCTGCCTGAAGCGTATGAGTGCCTGAGTGGTGCTATCGACGAAGTCGTCGTGGTCGCCTGACGGGAATGAAGCGCATTCCTCGATGACCTCTTCAGCCCACCTTGTTGGGGGGTACCACACAGAGCCCGACGAGAAAAGGTCAGAGACCGCGTTGACGCGGGCGATCTTGTCGTTGCCACGGCTCGGTACGAACTCTGTCACTGGCAGACCCATCTGCCTCAGCTCGAAGATCAGGGGGGCACCGGATGCCTTCTTTTCCACCACAAGCTGGTCAGGCTCGTACTCGTAGTACTTCTCTCTGGCCTTCTGCTTGAGCTCTGGGAACTCGAGCTTCTCCTTGTAGGCATCAAGGAGGATCACATTCGGTATCTGTGCCCCGGTGGAGTCGGTTCGGTAGAAGATGCCCCATGTGGTGCATGCCGAGTAGTCTGAGCGCTGCGTCTTGAGGAACGCGGTGTCCCATGACTGGATGATCGCCTCACACGGCGGAGGATCGTCCTTTGTCCACTCCTGCCACCACTCACGCTTGATGAGTGCCCCCTCCTCGGAGGTGGGATTCTGCATGTACTGGGCGTTCCATTTGCCGACGTGGATTTCGGCCTTGATGGCCTCAAGCTCGTTAAGAGCCCAGAACTCCGGCCACAGCGGCTGACCCGACGGCATGATGGCGGGGAACTCAATGACCTCCCAGTCATCGACACCCTGACGCTCAGTGGATCGCTTGATGATCTGCCCAGTGAGGTCTCGCTTTGCCCACCGCGTCATAACGATGATGATGGCACCACCGGGCTGCAGACGCTGACGAGGACCGGATGTGTACCACTCGTAGACCTTGTCATAGATTTCCGGGTTGAAGGCAGCCATGGTTGCCTCCTGTTCGGAGTGAGGGTCGTCGATCACGAGGACGTCAGCGCCCTTACCCGTGACGGCACCACCGACACCGATAGCGAAGTACTCGCCCATCTTGGAGGTTGCCCATCGACCCGATGCCTTGGAGTCTGCTGCCAGCTTTGTGGCAGGAAAGACTGCCTGATAGTCGGTGCCATCGATGAGGTTCTTGACCTTACGGCCAAAGCCCACTGCAAGCTCCGCGGTATGGGCGGTTTGGATCACCTTCTTGTGTGGAAACTTCCCCATGAACCATGCCGGGAAGAGGTAGGACGCGAACTCCGACTTGGTGTGTCGAGGCGGCATGTTGATGATGAGACGCTTGAGGGTGCCATTGGCAATACGCTCGAAGGCATCTGCCATGATCTTGTGGTGCCTGCCAGCGATGAAGGCTGGCCACATCTGCTCGACGAAGGGCAAAAAGTTCAATTGCGCTTCTTCGATCTTCTTCTTGCGCTCTAGCTCCTCAAGGTCACGGAGAAGCTCCTCTTGCTCAGCCAGTGGCAGCTGGGAGATTTTGGCAAGGATGTGGTCGTATTTTCCCATGGTGCCTCGATAGGTGGGCAGGGCTCAGCCTTGGCGCTGGGGAGAACAGCCCTGACGAACCCTGCCCTTGCACTGACGTGAGGAGGAGCAGACCGACTGCCACGTCAGAACAATCAAACTCAAAGCTACCTCCCCGTAGCTGTGGGTGCCGTCGTATGTACACAGTGTACACAGTGTACACAGTAGTTCATAGAGTCTTAGTGTAGTATATATATATTATATATACATCCGGTAGACTCATACATCCGATAGAAGACTCTTAAACGTAAAAGAGTCTATAGAAGGATACCCCATACAAGGGGTATCCGTACAGTATAGACACTAAGGGATCAGCGCAGGAATGGCATGATCTGATTGAAGCGCGGGTTCACAGGCTTGCCGACAGGGCGCGGACGATTGACCGCACCCTTCGGAGGCATCGGCATAGGCATAGGCATCGGACGATTGAGGCCCGGAGGCAGACCCATGCCCGGAGGGAGCGTGTACCCCGGAGGTGGCATTGGCACGGGCATGGGCCGATTGACGCCCGGAGGCAGCGGCATAGGCATAGGCCGATTAAGGCCGGGGGGGAGTGGCATTGGCATCGGGCGACTCAGGCCCGGAGGCAGAGGCATCGGACGCTGCACCGGAACGCCCGGACGCAGCTGATCGATCATGCCCGGAGGTGGCATACCAGCACCCTTGCCGCCAGCACCGACCGGAAGAGGACGCTGAACAAGGACATCCCCCGGAACGGTCGGAGTCTGAAGCTCACGCTGAGTTTGCATATATCCCGGAGCAGCCATACCGGGCATCTGCGGCACTGGCATTTGCGGCTGACCGACCATTGGGTTTGCCTGACGAATCTGATCCATCATGGCCTGCTGGGTCTGTTGGGTCGGCATTCCGCGCATTGGGCTGCCAAGCTGAACCTGAGCGCCTACCGGATATCCAGTCCTAGGGTCGATATCCGCCTGAGTAATAGCGCCTTGGAACTTTGCCATCTGATCAGGCGTCATCTGTGCAAGCTGATCGGGGGTGAGGCCCGCTTGAGCTATGCGCTGCTGCTGTCCGGGGTCAAACGCAAACTGACCAGTAGCCGACGGACGACCGAACTGATCAACCCGTTGTCCCATCTGCTGTTGCTGCATGGCCTGCATAGCCGCCATCGCACGAGGGTCCATCTGTCCAAAGCCGCCCGGTTGTCCCATCTGCATTCCTTGACCGAATCCCATCTGCGGACCTTGAGGCATCTGGCCAGCGCCGGGGATGCCACCCTGCAGTCTCTTAAACATCTCCATCATGCGAGGGTCTGCCTGACCACCCTGCTGACGCTGCGCCGTAAGGGCACCAAGACCACCCTTGTTGCTCTGCGCTGGCGCAC